TTGCTTGTGTTTGCCCATGCGGATAGTGAACTCATAAATCCGAATGCTAGGGACGCACGGAAGTCGTTAAAAAGCCAGCGCTATGGCTGGCCTTTCGGATCAAACCCTCGTGATGAGGGGAGTGTTATTTGTGGAAAAACCTGTACACCCAAAATAGCCACACAGGGAAAGCCCCCACTGCGAATGCAAGCATTGGTCGGCCAATCAAAGCGTAAAGCCCCGAAACCATATCGACGAGGCCAGCTAACGAAAACGACAAGAGAGCGGCAATGCCAACAATAACTGCCCAGTCGCGCACGGCACGCAGTTTGATTTGTCGCGCAACGCTTGCGTCGTGTTGTTCAGTGTTAATTTTTTCCATGGTTTATTGTCGTGGTTTATTGGTGATGAGGGGATTGGATTTACAGGCCCATTGCGTAAAGCACATTGGCGAGGCGTGCTACCAAAATCTCGCCATCACGCTTTAGGTGCAGACCATCCGATGTGTAGTAGTTGGCAACACCATTGACAAAGTACAGACCCGAGTCCCGGTAAGTCTCCACACAGTCTGCAATCTCAATATTCCCCATGAGGTTTGCGGCAGTCGAAGTGCGAATGCTGGTGTTTAAAGTGACGCGCACCGCGTTACCAGCGGCCACCGTTTGGTTAGCTGATGTGGCCCATGAGTCCGTGCTGGTGGTGTTTGCGTAAATCGTCGTTTGATACTGCCTTGCGGTTGGGTTGACTGCTGCAATAAGCGCACGCACAGCGGCTTGATAAATCAGGATGTTTGCAAGCGACGTGCCTGCATTGGCGTCATTGATGCCATGCCCATGAATCACATGCGAGCAATACTGAGCCATTGACAAGCGGTTGGCTGCACCAGTCTGCACATGGAAACAGCGTTCTGCGTCCATCGCCACATTGATAAAGCCGCATTTCTTACCCACAGAGCGCTCAAGGTGGCCAACAAAACCAGCTACATCTTGCGTTTCAGCTGATCCTCGAACCCGGCTATCCCCCACCAGCAGCACTGAGGGCTTTGTTGTTCGCCCAACGATTGCCAGTGGGTAAAACATCTTGCCGCCCGTTGCGGTATTTGTGAATGTTCCCGACATGGTACGGTCAGTAAGAGGAGTTGCACTCAATTCAAGCTTCTCGCCAAGCATGGTGTAGCTGTTGTTCATCGCATTGTTGACGGTGTAACAGACTCCAACCCCCGATGTGAAACCAAATACATTCAAGTAATACGGCTCACCATCATCTAGGCTAACGGCCACATCAAAAGAAATGGTAGACAAGTCAGCGCATACGCCAGTGGCATAGCCAGATGCAAAACCTTGGTATCGTGTTCCATCCATCTTTTCAATTGCAACGGTGTAGCTTGTCGCGCCTCCCGCACCAACTTCAGCGGTTGCGCTGGCATAAAAGTTTGGCAGCACAACAGTAACCACAGACATTTTCTCGCGGCTGTGGTGAAAAGAGTGTGAATTTAAATACAACTCTGTGGCACTTCGCGCAGAAGGCACACGGCAGCGCGTGGCGACTTGCCCGGTGTATGCCGCAAGCTGTCCACCAGCCTCAAGAGGCAACCCTGTAGCTGGGTCAAGAATTTCAATCACCCCGGTGACAGGATTAGGTTTCCCGTAAACCGGCACACCCTCATATCCCACCAGCCCATAGTCAGCCGTCCCACTCACGCAAGTCACATCGAGCTTTGCCGGTACGCCATACGGGCCAAAGACTTGATTGGTTGACGCCAGCGTGGTCGTGGTTGATGGTGCGCCGTAGATGCCTTTGACGGTGGCTGAGCCACCTACAGCGCTCACCGTGCAAGAGTCGCCCGGAGCGAGTACGAGGCTGGCAGTGATGCCCGGTGAAAGTGCTGGCATATGGATTCCTTAGACGACCATGAACATGGACGCGGTAGATGGGTCTGGGCCGATGAGGTCGGAAACAATGCCTGATGTGTCGAGCGCGGCGAGTGCGCGGCGCAGTTCGGACAGGTCTTTGTCCACGTACTTGAATGAGCGTGATGCGCCGGATGCAGCGCCTTGGCTTTGGATGCGCCGTGGTGCGCCTGATGCGGCAATGATGGCCACAGCCATGCACTGAATGAGGATTTGATCTGATGCGGTGTAGACGGCCATTGCGGCCTCGACTGTCGCCACTTTAGCTACAGCCGCATCAATCAAAAAGTCGGGAACGCCAACGCCCAAGGCTTGATCAAGGTACTGCTTGGCCTGGGCGCTGGTGATCATTTACTTTTTGCCTTTTGCTGGCTTTGCTTCTTCTTCGTCAACGCCCGGCGCTTTGTAGTCGCTGTTATCCACGATGGTCAATTCCACATCGTCGCCAACCTGCTTGCACTTGCCCACCGCCCACACTGGCACGGCATCAAGCTCAAGCACATCACCCACCACAGCCCCTTCGGGCCATGGTGCTTTCAAGTGGGTGATTTCAACGCGCATTACAGGCTACCGTGAACGAATGCTGATTGGCCGTTGTAGTCGCTGCGGAACTGAGGGGCGCTAGCGGTGATGACGCTGAACACGTAATCGTCTTCAGGCTCGCTGCGAGACTTCGGACGGGTGGTCATTGGCATGGCAGACAAGATGCCGCCCCATTCACCGGTGTCAAGATCAGCAATGCCCAAGATTTCATTGGCTGGCACGCTGGACGCTGGCACGATGTCGGCGATTTGGCTGATAGCTTTCAGGCGTTGCAGGATGGTTCCGCTGTAGTTGGCCGCATAGTCGGTTGTATCGGCTGCGGTGTAGTCGCCTTGGTTGACGAACACGGTGATTCGGCCATAGTTGTTATCACCCAGCGCGGCAGCAATTGCCTGCTTGAATGCGGCAAGCCATTGCGCACCCGTGGCGGTTGCCAGAGTGAACGCGTGGCTGAACGTGTTGCGGCTTGGCAGTGTGCGCAGGCCGTAGATGGTGTCGCTACCGACCGCCACGCCCGGCAAACCGTTCAACGCCATGTCTTCCAGCTTTTCAGCGATTTTGCGCTGGTTGTTGGCAATGCTGGTGGTGTCAATCATGCCGCCACCCTTGCGAATGACTTCCATTTGCCGCCATCCCATACGTGCGCTTGAGGTCAGCACTGGAACGGGTGTACCCACGTACTTGACAACGGCAGCGTCTGCCTTAGCCTGGTTGCGGCCATCCATCGATACCAACACTTCGCCGGAGTCGCTGATTTGCGGGTAGAAGTTCACCAGGTCGGCAATGCTGACGGGGATGGTGGATGCTTGCGCCAAGCGGTTGAACACTTGCAGGCGGCTACGTGCGAGCGACTGAGCGCGTGCATCGATACGACGCCATGCATCAATCGGGATGGCCAGCGAGTTGCCCTCAATGGCCATCGCATCAGAGTTTGCAGCCAATGCCACTTGACGGGCATTGAAGCCGCGCCGTGCGGACAAGATGGCCACTTGTTGTTCGGGGGTGAATTTCAGCATGTCGGTTACTCCTTATGCCTTGGTGTAGAAATTGGCAATGACCACATCGGCCAGCGCACCAGCGGCCAGCGTTGCGCCTGCCTGGTCGTAATGAGCGACAACGATGTTTGTTGCAGCAGCAGCAGCCAATCGACCAGACGCGGCGACGGTCAACTCTTGGCCGGTCGTGTAAGTACCAGCGGCCATAGCCCACTGAACTTCATGATCCGGCTCAATCAGGTAAGCGATACCAGACTCGCCCGACACGTAAGGCGTCATCAGTGGGTCAGTGGATGCGCTGGCCAAGCCGTAGTAATCACGGTCACCCAACAGGGCTAAGCGGCCACCAGAAGCGGCAGTGGCTTGGGTCAGTGCGGTGGCACCAACGAATACAGCCGTACCTGGCAACAGTGCGCCGGTAACAGTCTTGTCGGAGATGGTGCGGGCCTTTTCACGGCCTGAGCGGAAGATGCGGTTTGCCATGATTGATCCTTACAGAGCGTTGATGTCGTAACCGGCGAATTCTTCGGCGGCTTGACCTGCGTTGCCAGTGACAACGGGCGCTGCCTTGGTGACGTTTGCCAGTTCTTTGCAGCGAGCGAGGCCCATTGCTTTGAAGTCGGCAGCGGTCAGGCTGGTGTTGACTGCAAGGCTTGTGGCCAGCGTGGTCAATTCAGCATCAGCGGCTGCGTTCGCGGTCAACTCCAAAGCAGCAAGCTTTGAATTGGCAGCGGTGAGCGCATCGGATGCGGGTTTTGCTTGCAAGGCGTTGTAAGCGTTCAGAAGCTGGGTGTCATCCAGTCCCGTCACGCTGATACCGGCTGTATTTAGCGCGGCCAGGATGTGAGTTTTCACAGAGTCTTCCTTTTCATGGTTGTTGATTGGTTCATATTCAACTTTTCGAGTGACCTCGATGGGTTGCGATGTGGATGCTACGGAGCCGTCAGAGCCAACGGAATAATCCTGCTGGTACATCTTGTCCGTCGTGTAGTCGATCCAAATGAAGTAGCGCGGGAACACCTCACGCACGTAAGCCTCTTTTGGCACCAGGGCGCGCAAGCCTTCGCTGATTTGTTCAAAGCTCATTTCGCTGTTACCAAGCAGCTTGCGAATCCAGCCGGTAAGCCCGGTAAAGCGCTTGTCTTCAGGTTCGACGTTCACGGTGACGGTTTCCACGTCCTCGGGTTCGCCCGCCTGATTTAAAAACATGCCCACCCCCTGCTCTGGCGTACCTGCGCCGGATTCGTTCAGCAAAATGGCAAGATGGTCGTATTTCAGATTGGTGGCAATCGACTTGTACGCCTTGCCCATGCTCTCGCCGTTGGCCTTCACTTCCTCGATCATCACGCCCGTGGAAACGTGGATAGGTGCGCTGTCCGTACCGGCAATGGCCGCGTCCAGGCGCTCCACCAGCTTGACGCCTTCGGGGTGCGCTTTGGCTTGCGATTCATTGACAACCACGTCAACCAGGGTGCGTCCTGATTCATGGCGTGCGTTGCGGCAATAGCTGCCCACCCATGCGGACGCCAGCGCCTCACCGTTCAATGCACTGATGTACTGCCCTGCGGCGTTCTTCGGGTGGCCTGCGGGCGCTGGCTTGCCTTCCAAGCTGGCGACACCTGCGGCCAATTGGTCAGCACCATAGAGCCGTGAGTTCATAACGATGTTGTCAACCGCCCCGCATACATCGCGGATCGTGTAGGTGCTGCCCGTCTTGCTGACGTTGGCGGCATTGACAGTCGAGAGGATATGGACGCGTTTTTTGTTCATGCGCCCATGCTAGGGACACGATTCGATGGGCTTGTCAAGCGGAAATTTATTTTCTGTTTGTTTGTTGATTTTTATTGCTTGTGTGATTATATGATATACAATAATTCCATACAAACCAACCACCGGAAGCACAAAATTACACACACAATCACACAAGAGTCAGTAGCACTCGCAGCAGCGTCCAAAGGTCTGACAATCATGGAAGCGCTTCGCATGATGCAAGCTGCTTGCGCCAAGTTTGGCGATGAAAAGACACTCTCCCGCCTGTGCGAAATTAAGTCAGAAATTCTTTTCGGCGGTCAGTAATGGCAGGCCTTGTCTCTCAGAGAAGAAAAGACATGGCCCAATGGGCTGCGTCCAATCTGAAAAAGTGGCCGACGCATGGAGATTTCAGCGAATCTGATCCCGCTGACATCTCATGCAGATTTGTTAATTACCCACAACGATCTACCCTTCCTGTTTTGGAGTGCTGTTTGGGTGGCGGTATCGTAGACAGCACAGACTGGTTCTATGCAAAAAAGAAGGCGAAGTCATGACCGGAGGAAAACGCAAGGGCGCAGGACGTCCGCTAGGCAGCACAAAGCCCGAAGCAAAGCCTATCGCCATTCGCTTGACTGAGCCGCACCGGGCCATGTTTGCAGAGCTTGGCGGGGTGCGATGGCTGCGTAGTAGGTTAAACGAGGCCATTGATCTGGCCATTGAAAAAACTAAGGGGAAATGATGACGGTCGTTAACCTGCGCGAATCAAAAGAATCTGAGTTGATCGACTCCTTTTACGTCAAGCATGGCCCGTGCTGCGCTGGCTGCGACTGGTGGCAGTATGCAAACACTGTGGCCGGTCAATGCATCAGGCATGCACCCGTGTCGCGTGTCGATAGCCTGTCAGCGTCGGGCTTGAACTTTGCGCATTCACCCCCTCATTCAGGCCATCCAATGACCGTACGTGACCACTATTGCGGAGACTTCAAGGATGATTTTGACTGGTCAACCCTGCCCACGTCATACCTTCAGCGAATCGGCAAAGTAACGCCTGGTTGACGCCACCACCGCTTCGGGGTAGATTCGACGGATGCCCGACAAAAAGCCCATCCCCACTCACCCAACCACCATAGCCATCATGGGCGCATTCGTGCGACGACAGCGAGAGGACGCGATAAGCACCGACTTTGCACGCGCTATGGGTGCGGTGAAGGCAAAGAAAATCAAGGAGCAAATGAAAATGCAAATCAATAGCGCAGCCGGTATTGTTAAAAGATACCCGGATATCACGCCAAACGAACGCCAGATTGTGTACGCAACAAATGGAAGAACATGCGATAAATGCATGTTCATTGATGGTAAATTTATTGGCGGCGGAGAGATGTACGTCAAGGAGTACGAGCTACCAGGGGTGACGAAATGGTTTGATTTTGAAGCGTATTGCAAATGGCACACAGATAGATTGCCAAATGGCATCGGGTCTTACGATGTGACGTTCGAGGCAGCAAGAAAAATAACCGAAGCCTAAAGGTTGAGTTGTTCTTTCTCCCACGCAAGATGCTCAGCGGCCATCGAAGCCTTCAGGCGGTCGGTCAAAATAGCTTTACCGTTCTCGTCTAGCAGCGCCTCGGTAATTGAGCAGTGGCACCTGTAGCGATTTCCGTTGACGCTGTAAAACTGCTTCACTTCCTCAGATTTGAATATGCGTCCCGTTCTAGCTGCATGGTGGGCGCGGGTTGTCGGCAATAAGGCACTTGTCCACAATAGCCCGGTCTTCACCCCAAGCGTTTCGGCCGCATAGTCTGATTCCGCCATTCGCGCTTGTCGCAGCGTGTCGGTAATGTCTGTTTGAAGGTAAAGCATGGCACGGCTCTTGCCTATGTCCATGCGCTCCATCAGTTCAGCGCGTACCGCCTTTGGGTTTTTTCCATCGATTACAGCGCGGCCAATGATCTGCGATAGCTCTGCCTTTTGGCTTGCTGCGAGTCCCGTCCAATGTGAGTACGATTTAAGCTGAGCCACTGCCAGCCGTGTCTGATACGGTGCGCTGTAAATGACCTGCTCAAGTGTCCTTGCGGCTGCATAGCTGGCTGACAAGTTCGTCAGATTCGCCACGCTCTGCGCCGTGCCAAGCTGGGCCGCATCATCCACATAGCCGCTATACCAAAAGATGTACGCCGGGTCTTTCGTGATCAACCATCGCTCGTATGCCGCCTGTAGCTCTGACGATAGCGCTTCAAGCTGGGTGGGCGTCAGGCCGTAGAACACCTGGCCGAACACATCGTTTGCAGCGTACACGGGCACGCGGTCAAACGCTGCCAGCACGTCAACCTTCAGTCCAGCATAGCGGCGCTTGATCTCGGCCACTCCACGGCGCATGATGGCTGTGCTGCCGGTGCGGTCGCGGATTGAGCCGGGGATGATGGGGTTAGCCATCAAGCAGCCTGCAACAATGGCAACTGAGCGGATTCAATGCGCTGCTTGGCAATGGCGAAATGCTTAGCGTCTTGCTCAATTCCGATGAACTTTCGTCCCGTGTTTACGCAAGCTACACCCGTGGAGCCACTGCCCATGCAGTTGTCCAATACCGTTTCGCCATCGTTGGTGTAAGTGCGAATCATGTACTCCATCAGGGCTACCGGCTTTTGGGTGGGGTGAACTTTCTTGTCGCCTTGGTTAAAGTCAACTACCGTCAGCGGGCACCGTGTCCCAGCGTTGACTGTTTCGTACCCGTCACGCACAGCGCCGTAGTTATCACTCCCTGAACCTTGCTTCTTGCGGTAAGGCTTACCTTCTGTAAATTGCGGGTTGTAGGTCGGCTGCTGCGCGTAGAAAACCAAAATGTCCTCGTGGTTCCGCAGCGGTTGCTTTTTCGCATTCAGAAAACCCGTACCACTTGGCTTGCGCCACACCCATTGGTATTTAAACGTGGCCGGGTTAGACATCACCAACGCGCTTGTAAAAGGCTGCGCAGCGGTCAGCACAATCGCCCCTTTACAAATCCGCTTGTAGTGCGCCCACATCGGTTCAAACGGAATCACTGAATCCCACTTGTTCTGCGTGGTGCCATAGGGCAAATCGCAAAGCACCATATCCACGCTGCCATCAGGAATCAGCGCCATCAGTTCGAGGCAGTCGCCGTGCATTAGCTTCATGCGGCACCTGTCGCTGGGTCGCCTTCAACCTGCATATCCACCACATCCACAATCGCCACCGGCTCAAACCCCGCCACGGCACGCAGCTCGTTCACATCAAACAGATCTTGCATCCCCGCGCCGAACGCTTCCTTAGCTGCAGTTGTCATAGCCTTCAACGATTCAAGCTTTTCCTTGTCTGACGGTGCGCCAATGTCCTGAAATTCAACTTCAAACTCACCCGCATCAATGATGCCAATGGCCTGCATACGCCTGATAAATTCCTCGATCATGGGAACGAGTTCGTTTTCCTGGCGCGACTTGCAACGCTTTTGCATGTCCTTCTGGTCTTGGTCTGACGCAAGCCGCCCGGTCTGTTGTCCGAAAAGTGTGGTGAAAGGAATCTGCACCGACGCGCTGAACAAATTTGCCGCAAGCTGGAATGCCCCCGTCGGGTCACTGGTGTGCGTCTGCAGCACCGCCGTCTTGCCTCCCTGCGTGACGATAGCCGCGTCTTGGTTGCGGTTCAGCTTCCTGACCTGCTCCTCATGCGCCTGCTTGACGCTGACTTTTTGGCCGTCTTCGCCAATCGATACAGGGTTAGCGTCCGGGCTGTATTCAAACGTCAGCGTCCGGGCGCTGTTTTTCAGATAGCTCTCTGCACTGCCGCCCGATACCTTCTCAATGTCCACCAGCGCGTTAAACCCGGCCTTGAGCATGGGCACGCCATCGAACATATCGCCTGCACTGCCCTCGGCCATGATCTGCACGCGGCTTGGGTGTACGTCCTGCCACTCCATCGGTGCGCCTTGCATGTCCGCGCCCTCAAGCCTGCGGGTCTTGTACTGGTACATCAACGGCTGGCCATATCCTTCGCTGGCTGTGTCGGTGTCCCATTTTGTGACGGTGATTTGATCTTCATAGACCGGCACCAGGTCAACCAGGCGCTGTGCACGGTCAAGCGGTTCTCGCAATGCTTTGCCATCGGCTACACGGTAGATCAACGCGGCATAGCGTCCGACCATGTTGCGCCGGTCAAAGTCGCGCAGCTTATGCCATGCACGGACTGAGCGCAGCACCTGAGCCGTTTTCTTTTCCCATGGCGTTTCCTTGTCGGCGGCTGGCTGCTTGATGCGGGGTGTACCTTGCCAGCAGCCATCAAGAAGGCGGTGAACTGCGCCATGTCCTGCCCCGCCGCGCTCGTAGGCGGCAAGCATCTTGGCGAATGGGATTGCGTCAGGATATCCAAACACTTGCCATGCAGCAGGGCGCTTTGTATCAAGTGACCCAAAGGCGGTTAGCTCCTCGCGGCTTCGGATGATGTCGTAATCGGTGGCGTTGACGGTGATGGTTTTGGTCATGAGGCCATGCTAGGGAGTGCTTTCCACATGGCTACACCGGGTGACCATGGTGAGGTCACATTCTCCATTGATGCTGTTCATCTGCCAGTCCATCAACCAAGTGCACAGGGTGGGTAGGTCATCGCAATATCGGCACAGGCTGTCACATTCCGGCTATTGCTGATCCAGTCGCCTTACCAACGCTGGAACGTCACGGTTGGTCGTTCCGTGGCGGTAGTCTTTAGCGGGTACAGCCGATTTCAAGCCACTGCTTTACCGATATGCGCCCTGACACTGGACAGCAAAAAGCCTAGGGCTCTGCTCTCCGCGTTGCACCGCGTCCCTTTCGGGTAAAAACAAAGGCCTAGGCCGTCTGGATTTTATATCTTGTGGTGCAACACTCGATAAAACAGAATGCTAGGGAGACGAAAAAATCACGTGAAAATCCCAGCCTGAGGCCGCAACAGCGCATTGAATGCGCGGCTGGCTGCGTCAACCTGATCGTCGTATGTCGATGCAGGAAACAGCCGGGCCTCGTCAATGAATGCCTGATTCCACGGCGCGCGCAACATCAGTACGTTGCCCACATTAATTTGGCTCGCAAGCGGTGTGGCTCTCACGGTCTTATCTCCGGTCTCGGGAGAAAAGTGCAAGCCATGCCCAGCCAGCAGCTTTGCCATTGCCAGCACCTGAGACTTACCGGCCTGCCCTGGGTCTTGCGGAATGCTCTGCTTGATGCGGTCACGGTCGGCTGTGTTGCGCATAAGCTGGTCACGCTGGTGGCTTTCCAGCCGTTCGCGCACCACGTCCGCAATGATGTACCGGCCATCGTGCAGCCTGCCCAGCTTCACGCCTGCGGTGTAGTCGCCGTTTAAGGTGCTGGCCAAGTCCCATCCACGGCACCATTCAGCTATGTTGGCGGGGATGGCGTCAACGATTTTCAGCATGTCAGGCTTCATGATGCCGCCTGATGCCGGGGATGGCCGCTGCTGGAACTGCCCGGCCACGGCGTAATCGCCCATGATCTTTTTATCGCGCTCGACCGTCTCCCGGGAGAATCGCCCCGGGAACAACAACTCACCCGGGGAAGTTCTCCAGTCACCCGGGCCGATGGTTGTGGCCTTGCGTGCGGCTGGCTCGTACTCCATGGGCAAGCAAAGATGCTCATAGCCTAAGCCATGCTCGATGATGTAGCCGCTAATGTCAGACTGGTTGAGCCGCTGCATGACGATGATGATGGCGCTTTTATCAGGATTATTCAGCCGGGTGGGCAGCGTCTCCCGGAATATTCGGTTCGCCGTCTCCAGGGCTGCGGGTGAGTGGGCGTCTTCTACGCTGTGCGGGTCATCCCATACCACCCTATCCCCGCGCTTTCCGGTCATTGACCGAACCGGGCACGCCTGCCGCCAGCCTGTTTTATCGTTCTGGAAATACTTCTTTTCGTTCTGGTCGCCCATGAATGGAGTTGGCCATAGCTTTTGATACCAGTCGCTTTGCACCAAGTGGCGCATTTTCATGCTGTCTCGGGTCGCTAATCCTTCCTCGTGACTTGCCCCGATGAATCGCATATGACCCATGCCACGCGGCCCCCATTCCCACGCTGGCCAGAACACCGACACACACATGCTTTTCATCGTTCCAGGTGGCACGTTGATCAAAAGCCGGTTGATGTCGCCATTGGTCACAGCCTCAAGGTTCGCCGCCATCAAATCCATGTGATTTCCGTGAATGTACGGCTGGCCAGGCTCAAGGACGTGCCACGCCTGGCGGATGAACTCGACCAATGACCGGGCGCATAGGTCGCGCTCTATTTGCAGCCAATCGGCCTCAGACAGGCTATCCACGGGAAGCTAGTAGCTCTCGCATGGCAGTGCTTGATAGCTTGCTGGTGTCTATGGTGCTGCGCTGCTCTGTTGGCATGTTGTTGACGATCTTGATTTGTTCTTTGTTGGCGTTTAGCAGGTTGATACCGATCTGGCTTGAGTCGTTCGCCATCTTGGTAAGCGCACTGATGCCCTGCATGATCTCTTGCGACTCCATCGGATTCACATCGTCGATCTTGTCAACCTGTGCATTTGCGATACCCGCCAGCCTGTGAGCTGTGGCGCTTCCGAACTTTGCAGCACCTGCCAAATGCATACTTATGGCCTTGAGGTCATCGACCAGAGACATAACGGAAACCTGTGATGCGATGGGTAACGCTTTAAATTTCGCATCAGTGCTAACTATTTGATTTGCAAGCTCTTTTAGTTCCCGACACCCTGCCGGAAACCTGTCGGTAATTGTGGTGCGCCCAACATTGAAATCTTTCGCTACTTTCCCTGGAGAGTCTCCGTTCATCAGTCTATGCTGTATCTCAGCCCACTGCTTTTCTGTGAGCTTTGACGGCCTGGCCACTGCTTACGCCTTACGTTGAGGGCTTCTGCCCTGCGCTGCCGTCTTGGTCATACGGTAGCTCTTCATTCTGTCTTTTTTTCCGCTTCCACTTGATCCTGTTGCCATGATTTCCCTTTGTTACATGCCTGCACTCATGCTAGGGAGTGCTGTTGCTGGCTCATAGTCGCCAAGCACTGCTGACCACAGCGCATTGCGGCGCACGGGCTTAGCAATGGTCTTGTGCTTTTCGATGATGCTGTGATGCACCTCGGCGCAAAAGTCGAACAGCTTGGGGCTATGCTCAATCACGATTTGCTCAATGTTGGAGCTTGTTCGCAGGTTGGCGCTGCCGTGGATCGTGATCTTCTTCCCGCATGTCGTGCGAATCATGGCAATCTTGGTGTGCACGCTGGCCACAGCCACCTGGAGAACATCGTTGCTGTCAAGCTTTTCGTACAGGTACGGCATCAACCCGCCCGTGTGACGCTCATTGGCGAAATAGTAATGGCTGATGATGATATTGAGCTGCTTTAGGTAGCCGCCGTTCACAAGATTGGCGAGGCTGTCCACGTTCTCCTGACTCATGCTCAGGGTACTGATTGTCAATTCTTCGCAAAGCCAGTTGTTTTTGACAATCAAGGCTTCCAGAAAATCCCCGAACACAAATTTACCGTCCAGCAGCACAAAGGCACGAAAGTCAACCGGCAATGACCCGATGTCGGTGGCCAGCTTTTCGGCGTTGGCGTACTTGATGCGAAGCTCGTCAATGTCTTCACAGTCGTGGGGCTCAATAAACCGGCATTCTTTGACGCCAGCCACATTACGCGGCTTGAATTTACCGCCTACGTCAAACAGTCCCATTTGTTGCCTCTTTTTCTTTGTCTATCATCTTGCGAACCCATACAGCGCCGCCCATGCGCTCTACTTTGGCTTTTTGCTCTGGCGTTACCACCACTTGCAGCACCGGATTACGTCCGGCACCTGACAGGCTTGGCCTTCCCTGGCCGCGCTCGGCGGGTGGGCATTTGGCTGGGGTTGTCACGGTGCGTCAACCCAGTTGTCGTACCCATGTTTGCGAGACATTTCAATTACTTGCTGCTGTTCGCCGTCACCAACGACTTGAGCCACTTGGATTTTCCCGCCTACCGACACTTGATATGTGTTTGTGGCGCAGCGCTTTGCGCCAAGAAGTGTTTTTGCAGAAACTGGCGTCCAAAAATCATCGGATGTTTTGCAGCCCACAAGCCACTGACCGTTTTTGTATGTGTTGCTCATTTTCTTCTCCTGGTGCGCCTTGCGGTATTGCTTGGCATGGCTTTATTATAATAGTTTAATGCCACTTGTCAACATCTTTTTATAATATATTTTCAATCAACTAAGCACCAATCGGACTACGCCTAAGCGCTTGGCCTTGCCGTTCTCAGCCACTTGATCGACGCCGCTGCTCGCGTTGGAGGTATGCCACCATTTATCCCCGTGGTGGCCCCCGCTCAAGCTGCGGGAAAATGCGGGGTTGTTACTCGTTGACCAACTCGCGAAACCGTTTACTGATCGTCTTCGCTGACTTCGGAGGCTTTGGCAATACTTGCTTAGCTCTGCGAATGCGCTCTGCTTCAATCTTCTCTGGTGTCAATCGCCCGTCCGGGTAGCTCATTCCGGTAACGACTGTCACACCTTCCGCGCTCTCCTTGCGGTACTTGGCTTTGCCGTACTTCACACCGCCGTTTGCCTTCGCGCCGTGCTTCATGTGCAGCCCACCAAGCGCCAAGTCAAACACGCTTCTTGGTGCATGAATGATAGGTAGCGGAACGTCACACGCTGCCACAAACACGCGCTGGATTGGCATATCGTCTATTTCGTCGTCTTCAAGCATGGGCTTCCTTTGTGGTTAATTTGTGAATGCAGCCAATTCACTTGGCGTCGGTCTGCCCGAGCTTGTCGTGCGTGTACTGGCAGTCCTTGGTCATTGGGTCTGGGATGCTGATCATTCGCGGATAGCGTGTCACACCATCCATGAAGTGACCTGCTTGAACAATGACCTGTGTTCGCAATGGGGCGCGGTTAAAGCAACCGTTCATACCTCAACCACCTCCGGCGCATGTGAGCGAATGCGCCAAGCCGTCTTGCGAATGATCTTCTCGTACTGGCTGCGCGGTATCGACTGGCGCTGCAGGTCGTGGTACTCGATCACATCGCGCATGGCTGCGATGCCTTCACCGGTTAAACCCATCTTGCCAGTCTCCTCAAAGCGTTTAGCGGCCTGTAGTAGCATGTCCTGAGCAATGGCGCAGGCTGGTAATGCTTCCTTGCCAATGCCCATACGCGCTGCTGTTTCGCACAGGTTGATCACGTCTGCCAGGTCGCGCCAGTCTTGGATAGTTCCAGCACCATGCGTGATCGATTCAAGCGCTGATAGCTCACGCATTTGCAGCTTTTCGCGTGATGCTGAGTTGGTGATGCAAGCCCCGGCGATGGCATGGGCAACGGCATCAAAGCCGGTTGTCGCCCATATCTTGCGTTTGCAATGCTTTCTGCTCATGATGGCCGAATCCTTCCGGTTGAAAAAAGCTCACTAATGGTCTTCTGGTGGGCGCTGTCCCATGCTTCGATGCGCTCCTGGCGGCTCAACGACTTACCCGAATCAATCTCGACGTGGCAATCCAGGCACAAAGCGGCAACCATCCATGGCCATGCCTTGAGGCCCATGCCTTTGCCGTGCTTGGATTGGTTGCTGTGCGCTACCTGAACGCCGTGTGCGCCGCAGCGCTGGCATGGCAGCTCGGCCACTGCGGACCACAACTTCTGCTGGTCGGATTTGTAGGGCATTTCGTATTTCATAAAAGCGCCTCCTGGACTTGCTTTACACACTCAGGCGCGAACAGCTGGCCTTGTGCGTAGGCTTGCTCGATGCGCTTGCACGCGATGTCAAAATACTTTGGCTCGCGCTCGATGCCGGTGAACTTTCGGCCCATCTGGATGGCGGCTACGCCTGTGGTGCCACTGCCCATGAATGGGTCAGCAATGGTTTTTGGCTCGTTTTTGCATATTTCTATGCACCAGCGCATTAGCTCCACCGGCTTTTGGGTTGGGTGTTCGTCGCCCTTGTTTTTCTTAAAGTGGCTGAATTGGCGTAAGGCGCGGTGCTGGCTTGTCCAGGCAAGCTCACCATCGGCGAAGTCCCCACCCATGCGCTTCTCCCAATATAGCCAACCCATCGTTGCAGGTAGGTAGTCGGCGAAGTAGTTGCCACCCCAATAAATACGAACCTCGGCAGCAGCCTCCAGCAAGTCAAAGATGGTTTTTTCTGGCCTGCAGCTATCCCATCCCAGCTTCTCACCGTTGGTGCGCTTACTGCCGCGCGTTCGCTGCGCGCCGCCATCCTGCCCAATTCCATACGGCGGGTCGGTGATAAGCGAATCAAACCGGCCCAGCGTAGGCAATATTTCAGCGCAATCACCTTGGTACAGGGTTGCATCGCCAATGATTACCTTGGTCATGCGGCCTCCATGATTTCGCCGGTTTCGGCATCCACGAACTCGGCATCATTGAAAGCACCCATCTCGTCGCTTACCCAAGCCGGAAGCCTCACGCCCCTATCTGCCGCCGTGGCGTACAAAAATTCGATCCACTCGCTGAATTGCGCCTTGGTGAATTTGCTGGTGCGCTGGCCAAGCAAGACAACGCCACCATTCAGGCCCATGGCAAGGCGCACCGACTCCCCCTTAAATGCCGCGCTCAGAATGTCCTTGAAGTCGTCGGCGTCAATCGTCACCATGCGGCCATCAACGGGCCATTGA